GCAATTTCTACTGTCACTGCAACTGGTGTGCCTGTTGAATCTACCTTTGCTGGACTGCGACAAGTTATTGCATCAATACAAAAACCGACCAGTGAAGCAGCAAAAGCGGCTGAAAAACTAGGAATAGATTTTAGTGCTACTGCTTTAAGTAGTAAAGGACTGAGTGGGGTTTTAGCAGAAGTTGTAGAAAAAGGTGGAGCAAGTGAAGAAACTCTTGCTTTGCTGTTTGGATCTGTTGAAGCTAGAACTGCAATTTTACCTTTATTAAATGACCAGCTAGTTACTTTCAATAAAAATTTAGATAATCAGGCAAAAGCTCAAGATACTGCTGCTCAAGCTGCATTTACAGCACAGAATACAATACAAGGACAACTGACAAGGTTAGGTTCTGCTTTTACAAATCTCACAACAGAAGGCTCTGAGTTTGGAATAATAATAAGAGAATCTCTTAAAGTAGCCGCAGTTACAGTAGAGGCTTTAGGTGCTGCATTTAAAATAGTGTTGGCTCCAGTTAGGGCTGTTAGTGCTGCGGTAGGACAAATCGCAAAAATTATTGGAGAAGCTTTAGGAATAAAAGCTACTAATGTTTTGTTTGATTTAGAACAAGGTTGGATAGGCATAAAAGAAGCAATTACAAAAGCAACAGACCAAGCAGTATTTATTGGAAAAGTAATTGGTGGAGTTGTAGGCAATGGAATAAAAGTTATTGCTGGGTTTATTAATGGGGTAAGAGAAAGCGTTGGTACTTTAGCTCAAAATATTGTTAACTTTTTTAGACAGGCTTTTGAAAAAATTGTAAATCTTATACCAGAGCCGTTGAAGCGTTTACTTGGCGGGCTTGAACTGCCTGAGATAGATTTAAATATTCAAGGTATTCAAGATTTTGGAAAAGATTTTCTTAAAGGTGCTCAAGAAAATTTAGATCAACTAAAAGAAGGATTGATTGAGTTTTCTGGTGTTGAAAAACAAATTACAGACGAAAATAACAAACAAGTTGACGCAAAAAATAATATAGTCACAACAATTCCAAAAATTAAAACAGGAGTAGAAGAACTAACAGAAGCTGAAAAAAAAGCTAAAGAGGAAGCTGATAAGTTACATGAAACATTTAAGCAAATTGGTGAAAGCGTAAGAAATGATTTAGTTACTGGTCTTAGAGATTCAATTACTGGAGCACAGTCTTTTGGTGATGCTATGAGAGGTGTATTAGACAACTTAAAAAATAAATTAATAGACCTTGCTCTAAATAGTGCTCTTGATGGTATAGGAAATGCTCTTGGTGGTGGAGGCGGTGGAGGCTTAGGTGGGTTTTTATCTGGACTATTTGGTGGGGGCAAAGCAAGAGGCGGGCCAGTATCTGCTGGTGGTGCATTTTTGGTTGGTGAGAGAGGGCCTGAGATTTTGCAAATGGGTTCAAAAGGTGGCAATATCATTCCTAACAGTAAACTTGGAAAAGGTGGTGGAGGAACAACAAATGTCACAGTTAATGTTGATGCCTCTGGAACCTCTGTGCAAGGCAATGAGCCAGACGCAAATCAGTTTGGAGAGCAAATTGCAGCGGCTGTAAAGGCTGTTATTGTTGATGAAAAACGAGTGGGAGGTTTGTTAAATTAATGGCTAATTTTCCTTTTGCTAATCCTAAATATGGTTACACAGTAACAAGAAATCCCAAAATTAATGTCACAGATTTCGGGGATGGGTTTCAACAGCGTTTAACTAAAGGACTGAATCAAAATCCTGTCAGTTTAAATTTAAGTTTTGATTTATCACAAACAGAATCAAATACTGCTATTACATTTTTAAATGCAAGAATTACAGATGGTGAGTCATTTACTTTCACAATACCAAATGAAAATGTAGCTAAAAATTTTACTTGCACTAATTACAGCACATCAATTCCTTTTCTTAACAGAGTAGTTTTAAGTTGTACTTTTGAAGAGGTGTTTGAACCATAATGGCAATACCATTTTCAGAATTAAATAAAATCAATCCAAGTTCAGTGATTGAATTATTTGAGCTTCAATTAACTGTCGGGCTTCATGTTCCGACTGGCAACCCTAACAATTTAGATACTGTATTTCGTTTTCATGCTGGTGCTAATTTAAATAACTTTGGTGAAATAAGGCTTAATGGTAATAGTTATCAAAGGGTTGCTGTAAAAATAGAAGGCTTTGAGGATACAAGCACAGGAACAATACCTAGACCAACTCTTACTTTTAGTAATTTAGGCGGCATAACAAAAGATGGAACAGTTATGACTATGAGTGACTTTTTAAATATTGTTAATGGTGTTACTGCTGGAAATGATTTATTAAATGCAAAAGTAACAAGAATTTTGCCACTAGCTTCGGCATTAGATGATATTAATTTTACCTCTGGTAGCAATCCTTTTAATACAAGTGTAGATACTTCAAATGGTACAACTGATAAATTAATAGATAGAGTTTATTATATTGATCGAAAATCTGCTGAAAATAGACAAATAGTTCAATTTGAACTTGTCAGTATTCTTGATATGCAAAATAAAAGAATCCCTGTCAGAGTAGTTACAAGAGACTTATTTCCCGCTGCTGGATTATTTGTATAATGACTTGCAATTCATGGACTACAGAGGCATACAAACACGCTACAGAGTGTCATCCAGAGGAATGTTGTGGTTTACTTTTAGATATAAAAGGGGTGCACACTTACTGGAAATGCGAAAACGTATCAAAATCATATAAAGAAAAGTCATTTGTAATAAACCCTTTAGATTGGGCTGATGGTGAAGATCAAGGGGAAGTTTTAGGGATTGTTCATTCACATCCAGACGGATTGTTTGAATTTAGTCATACTGATAAAATTAGTTGTAAATATAATGATTTGCCTTTCTACCTTGTAGATCCAAAGACAGAATCATATATTAAGTTAAATCCAGAAGAGGTTGATGATTAAATTAAAAGTTTATGGTCGTTTAAGAAAATTTTTAGGTAAGGCTGAATTTGAAATAAATGCAGCCACACCTAAAGAAGTTTTTAGTTTTTTGGTAAATAGTTTTGATGGTATTCAAGAACATATTGAAAAACAAGAATATTGCATTATGGCTGGAAATATAAATGTCACAAAAGATTTAATAAATTTAAAATTAAAAGATGAAATTAAAATTATTCCTGTAGTTCATGGAGACATATTATTTCTGTTTGCTGGTGCTGGTGCTTTGTTTGCGGGAGCTACAATCACAGCTATTGGAACCTCATTAGCAACTTTGGTGGGTGGAGCTTTGACATCTATTGGAATAAATATGCTTATAGGAGGGGTAACTAATATGTTATTTCCACCACCTAAACCGCCAAGCAATAAATCACAAGAACAAGACCCTAGTTTTATATTTAATGGGACTGCAAATATTAGTAAACAAGGTGTTCCGATTAATATTTTTTATGGAGAGCTTTTGATTGGTTCAAACACTATTTCAGCAAATATTGACACTCACCAAAAACAAAATAACAACTGATGCCATCAAAATTACCACCAACAATTCCTGTACAAACAGAATCGCCTAACGCAGCTATCGCCACAGCTGCTGGTGATGCGATTGTAGCTGCAAATGCAAAACAACCTAACGGCAGTTTAAAATCTACTGATTTTTTGACTATGGTTGATATTTTATCGGAAGGTGAAATTGAAGGTAGTGCGACAGCAAGTAAAATCGGAGAAACAGACAAAACATCTGATGCTTATAAAAACTGTCTTTTAAAAGATTTATTTTTAAACAATCAGCCAGTTTTACAGCCAGATGCTGATATTAATGACCCAAAAAAATCAGACCGAAATTTTGATCATGTAATTTTTAGATTTCAAGCAGGGACAGCAAATAATGAAATACTGCCAGCAGCAGAATTGCAATCAAAAGAAATAACAGGAGGTGATGTAGGACAATTAGTAAGTTTTCCTAAAGGTGGATCTGCAACAGCTAGATCTGTGACAATAACAGATACAAATGTAGATTTAGTAAGAGTAAGAGTAAAATTCGATCAGTTTTTTAAAATTAATCCTAACAATGGAAATAGAACATCAACAAAAGTAGATGTAAAAATTACAGTTAATCCTAACAATGGTTCTCAACAAACAGTAATAACCAATACTGTAAAAGGTAAAAGTGCAGCTGCTTATAGTCGTGACTACGGAATAAGACTTGCTGACGTAACTGGATACAACACAAATACAGCTGGTCAATCAGGGTCGTTTTTTCCAATAACTGTAACTCTTACCAGAACAAACAGTGAGGGTGGTAGTAATTCATTTAATGCAATGCGTTTAGCTGGTGTTACTGAAATAATTGAAGAGGCCCACAACTACCCACACGTTGCTCATTGTTCTCTACGAATAAGCTCAGAGGAATTTCCAAATCTGCCATCAAGGGTTTTTCGCATGAGAGGGAAGAAAGTAAAAATACCAAGCAACGCAACAGTTCATTCAGACACAGGTAGATTAAGTTATAGTGGTACATGGGACGGAAATTTTGCAACTGATAGAAAATGGACTACAGATCCAGCTTGGATATTATATGACCTATTAGTTTACAATTCTGAAAGAACTGACGAGCAACAATATGGATGTAAATTACCAGAATCTTCAATAGATAAATTTGTATTCCGTAAAGCTAGTGAATATTGTGGTGAGGAAGTAGATGATGGTGATGGCGGTTTGGAACCTAGATTTTCACTTAATACCAATATAAATACTCAAGCTGAGGCCCTAAGCGTCATAAATGATATGTGTTCTGTAATGAGAGCAATGCCATATTATCAATCAGGCTCTATAAAAATATCGCAAGATGCCCCGCAAGACTTTGCAAATCCAAATCAAATAAGTTTAGATTATGTTTTTAATAATGCAAATGTGGTAGGTGGTGCGTTTACCTACAGCGGTAGTTCTTTAAAAACTAGATTCACAATAATAAATGTAAGTTACTTCGATTTAGAAACACAAAGACTAGATTATGTGACTGTAAAAGATACTACAGCAATAGATAAATATGGAGTTTTTATAAATACATTGAGAACATTTGGAACTACCTCAAGAGGTCAGGCACAAAGAGTAGGAAAGTGGTTTTTAAACACGCAACAAAATGCAACTGAAACTTGTGTATTTGAAACTAATATTGCTGCTGGTTCTGTGCTAGAAATCGGTAATATTATTGGAATTGCAGATAGGGTTAAAGGTGTATCTATTGATGGCAATATCGTAGGAAAAAGGAGAGGAGGTCTTGTAAAATCAGCAACTGTAAATCAAGTAGTTGTTGATGACGTTGATAATACTAACAGACCGAGTTTAGATGATTCACCTACTATAAGCTGTTTGCTAAGTACTGGAAAAGTTGAAACAAGAACTATTAGTAGTTATACAACAGACCTAACAGGTGTTAATGTTTCATCAGCTTTCACTTCTGCTCCTGTTGCAAATAGTCCTTATATATTTGAGTCAGGTGATTTTGCAGTTACCACTTGGAGAGTTGCAAACATAAAAGAAACAGCTAACCATACATACACAGTCACAGCTTTACAACATAATCAAAATAAGTATTCTGCGGTAGAAGATGGTGAACAATTAGAAGCAAAATCAACAAGTATTTTGACAAATATTTTACCACCACCATCAAGTCTTACTGTTCAGGAGAAAATAGTTGTTATCAACAACAAAGCAGTTCCTAAATTATTTATTGACTGGGAAACTGTAACAGGTGCTTCTGGTTATACTTTGCAATACAGAAGGGATGACGACAACTTTACACAAGTAAATACGCAAGAATCATCATTTGAGATTGTACAAACAGAGTTTTTAGCGGGAGAATACGACATTAGGCTTTTCACTGTAAATGGTATAGGTCAACAATCAAATCAACCATTAGAAGAAACAATACCAGTTGCTGCTTTAGCAGATGATCCAGAGCAACCTACAAATTTACAACTTGAACCAACTAACAATTATCAAGTTAAACTCACTTGGGACGCAGCAATAGCTTTAGATGTTATCGCAGGTGGTAAGTGTTTGATAAGACATACTGCTGAGGGTATATCAACTGCAAAATATAGTAACTCTATAGATTTACTACAAGTTAACGGAAATACCACTGATGCTGTTTGTCCAGCTTTAGCGGGAACTTATAGCATAAAATTTGAAGATATAGCTGGAAACTTATCACCAACAGAGGCAAAAGTTGAATTTGCACTACCTGAAACTCAAAGTGAGGTATTGATAAAACAACAAAGAGAACAAGCAGCTTTTAGTGGTACAAAGACAAATTTACAGGTTTCTGCAAGTGCTTTAGAACTTACCAATCCAGCAACTACTGTTACAGGGACTTATGCTCAATCTGCCAAAACAATTACTGTCACAAAAAATTCTCATAACTTGGTCGTAGGAGACAAACCACAACTTACTTTTACTACTGGATTATCTCTAGACGATTCTTATGCTATTGTTACTGTCCCTGACGCTAATACTTTCACAGTTACTGCCGCTGATAGCACAACTACTAGCGGTAATGTAACCATTGCGACTGGACTATTAGGTAGGTATGAATTTGCCTCTGCATTTGATTTAGGAGCAGTTTACCAAGATGTGAGAATTAAAAGACATATAAAAAGTGAAGGTTTTAATATTAATAATAATTTTGATTCAATTCCTAGTTTAGATGCAGAAGATAATTTTGACGGAGAAGGTAGCAGTAGGCTAAAAGGTAGATTGAGAATACAAACATCAAATGATGCTTCAACATATACAGACTTTTTAAACTTAACTAATGGAACTTTTAACGCTAGGGCTTTTAAATTTAGAAGTCATTTAGTTTCTATTAACACAAACGAGAATATAAAATTTTCTGAATTAGGTTTTGATGTTTCTTTTGCTCCAAGGGTAGAAAATAAATATATTTCATCTGGCAATACATTATCTGCACCTTTGCAGTCTGGTACGTCAGGAAGTGGTTTTGATGTAGTTTTTGCAAGTAGATTTTTTACAGGACTAAGCACTACTATTGGTGGTGCTAATGCTTTTATTCCAACTATTACTATATCTGCATATAATTTACCTGTAGGAGGTACATACGAACTTTCCAATGTATCTGGTACAGGGTTTACAGTATTGTTTAAAAATGCCTCAGGTAATCCAGTAGATGTGAAATTTTCGTTTCAAGCGTTAGGATATGGAAAAGGTGCTTAATTAAATGGCAAGAGTTACAACCACAGGTTCAGCGGCTAATAATAATTTTAATGCTGATAATGGAACAGGTTTACAAGTAAGAACAAAAATAAATGAGGTGTTTTCTGCTCTTAGAACTATAAACAGCGGTAGTGGCGATCCTGTAGGTATTAAAAATGTTGTGGCTTTTCAGCCTCACATTGATACATCAACAAACTTACTTAAAATATGTACTGCTGTTACTGGCTCAGATGATAACGCCACAGGAACTTTTACAACTATTGGAAATATAACTCAGACAAATTTTGGACTACTACCAAAAAGTGGTGGAACTTTAACTGGTGTTTTAACCGCAGCTACTGGTTCAACTTCCGCACCATCTTTGAATTTTGGTGATGGTGGCACAGGTTTCCATAAGAAAAGTACAAACGTAATAGGTTTAGTCGCTAACCAAGCTGAGGTAGCATTTTTTGACCAAAACAGTTTTACAATAGACAACCAAAAAGAGTTAAGACTTTTAGAAAATTCTGGTGACGAATATGTAGCATTAAAAGCACCAAGTTCTATATCTGCAAATAAAACAATTACTTTTCCTGATGAAACAGGAACAGTTTTAACAAGTGCATCTTCAATAGCAAACAGTAACTTAGCTAATTCATCTGTGACAGTTGGTAATACAGCTATAAGTTTAGGTGCATCCGCTACAACAATTAATGGACTTTCTACTTTAGTAGCTACGAATTTACAAGCTACAGATTTGAATGTTACAAATATTTATGACCCCTCTGGCAACAATGGTTCAACAGCAGAGCAAATCCAAAAAGGAAGAGCTAAAGCATGGGTAATTTTTGGGCCAGATGGAAATATGTTTGCTAATTTTGGTGTAAGTTCTGTAACTGATAACGCAACAGGAAATTTTACAGTAAATTTTGCAACAGCCTTTGCCACTGTTAACTACGCTTGGGCTTTAGGATATAGCAGGGGTACAAGTAATAATGGCAGAATGATAGGTGGAGAGGGAACAACAGGAAAAACAACTACTCAATTTCAGATGAAAATTAGAAATAAAAGTGATGTAACACAAGATACCGCTATAACTTCAGCAATATTTTTTGCAGCTTAATTATGTAAACCTTTGATATACTGAAAGAAAAAAACCTATGGCCAACTCTGATTACAGATTTATTTACACAAGGGATGACGGAGGAATAACAATATGCTGTCCATCAGATAATTGTGGTTTGACTTTAGATCAGATAAAAGCCAAAGATTGCCCTAGCGATAGAACAGTATATACTGTTGATAAGTCTGTAATTCCTACTGATAGGAGTTTTAGGGACGCTTGGACTTATACGGAGTAAATTATGGGATTTGGAATAGACATGGCGAAAGCTAGAGAAATTCATAAAGATTACATTCGTTTTGCTAGAACAGAAAAATTTAAAGAGCTTGATGTTGAATTTACAAAAGCAATTGAAGCTGGCACAAGCACAACTGATATAGCAGCAAAAAGACAAGCACTTAGGGATGCACCCGCTGACTCTGGTATCGCATCAGCTTCAAATACTGACGAACTAAAAGCACAATGGAAAACTGATATACTTGGCACATCACCCTATAGTTAAATGGCCATTATTGCTGGAACTTATGACTTTACTGTTCAAAGAAGGTCAGATCATGCTGAATCATTTAGAATTACAGATTCTAATGATGATGCGGTTTCTCTTGTTGGCTACACAGTAGCGGCTCAAGTCTGGGATAAAGATAGATCGGGAAAATATGCAGATTTTGCAATCACATATACTAATAGAAGTAATGGTGAATTTAAAATTAGTTTGACTGATGTTCAGACAACACAATTTACACCAAACGAATTAGCTTATGACGTTTTACTTGTAAATGCTTCTGATGAACGTGAATATTATATAGAAGGTACTATATTTGTAAGTGAGGGCTACACAACTATCTGATGAGCAACATCAACATTACCCAAAATAAGAACACAGTCACAGTTAATGGTGAAACAAGAGTTGTAACTGTAAAAGTTCAAGGGCCTCAAGGCCCTAAAGGGTTAGATCTTGATGAACTTAATAAAGTAGATGGATCAGTTGTTTACTACGACTCAACTTCTGCTAAATTTAAAGCAGATGCAACAACCACTAAACTGACACTTGTTAATGGAGGAAATTTTTAGGCCATGTCAAACACTATAAGAATTAAAAAAAGAGCAGCCTCTGGTAGTGCTGGTGCACCCTCTAGTCTTTCTCCATCTGAACTAGCTTTTAATGAAGCGGATTTGAAATTATATTATGGCTTTGGTGACAATGGATCTACCCCACCATCTGCAAGCTCAATCATCACTGTAGGGGGTGCTGGTGCATTTTTTAACAAGACAGATACAAGAACTGCAAATACTGTTTTATCAGGCCCTACAAGTGGATCTGCGGCTGCTCCTACATTTCGTGCTTTAGTTGCTGGTGATTTATTAAAGCTCAATGAATTTACTGCCCCTGATGGTGCTGTAAGTCTTAACAGTCAAAAGATTACAAACTTAGCCACGCCGACAGCTGATGGTGATGCGGCAAGTAAGTCGTATGTTGACGGAGTCAGTCAAGGTTTAGATATCAAAGATTCCGTCCGTGCCGCAACCACAGCAAACATAACAATCTCTTCTGCTCTTAATAATGGAGACACTTTAGATGGCGTTACTCTTTCAACAAATGACAGAGTGTTGGTTAAAGACCAGTCTAGTGCGTCCGAGAATGGTATCTACGTAGTCGGGTCATCACCAGCAAGGGCTGATGATATGGCTGCTGGGGCTGATGCGGCAGGGGCATTTATGTTCGTTGAAAGCGGCAGTGTCAATGGTGATAATGGCTTTGTGTGCAGTTCTGATAAGGGAAGTGCTGTCGTAGGGACGAATAATTTGTCATTTGTTCAGTTTTCGGGTGCGGGGCAAGTGGTGGCATCTGACGGACTCTCAAAAAGTGGCAATACTTTATCAGTTGATCTTAAGTCAAATGGTGGTTTAGTTATTGAGTCAAGTAAAATTGCTGTTGATCTTGCAGCAAGTTCGATTACTGGAACACTAGCTATTTCTGATGGAGGTACAGGAGCAACTTCAGCATCAGCAGCAAGAACAGCACTTGGACTGGTTATAGGCACAGATGTAGAGCCTCACTCAGATAAACTTACAGAATTAGCCACAATGGGTCAGACTACTGCAAACGCTTTGGCTGACTTATCTGAGGCAGAAGTACAAATTTTAGATGGTGCTACTGTTACAACTGCTGAATTAAATATTTTAGATGGTGTTACCGCCACAGCATCAGAATTAAATATTTTAGATGGTGTAACAGCCACAGCTTCAGAGCTAAACATCATGGATGGCGTAACTGCTACAACATCTGAATTAAATATTATGGATGGCGTTACGGCTACGACTTCTGAATTAAACATAATGGATGGTGTTACAGCGACTACAGCAGAGATAAACAAATTAGATGGTAATACTTCAGCTACTTCAACAACATTAGCAACAGCAGATCGCATGATCGTTAATGATAATGGCTCTATTGTCCAAGTTGCATTAAGCGATCTGGTCACATTTTTAGAAGATGGTTCAACTTCTGGATTCGACATTGACGGAGGTACTTATTAAAATCAAACCATAAGGAGGTGAGCCGATGTCTAACACAATTAAACTTAAAAGAGGAAGTGGTAGCAATCCAAGTGCTAGTGACTTAAGTGTTGGTGAGGTAGCTTTACGAACAGATAACGCAAGTTTATTTACCAAAAAAGATGATGGTAACATTGCAGAAATAGGTGCTGCTGCTGGTGTAAGTGATGGCGACAAGGGAGATATAACTGTCAGCAATAGTGGTGCAACTTTTACGATTGATAATGGTGTTGTTAATAATGCAAAAGTAGCTTCAGATGCAGCAATAGCAGGGTCAAAGATTAATCCAAGTTTTACAGATAGCATTACTGCATCAGGTACAGGCAACGCATCATTAATATTAGATGCTGGTACAGGTGGTGCTGGTGGTAATCAGATTAGTTTTATTGATTTAAAAATAGATGGCACAGTAAAAGGTAATATTGCAATCAATGAGGGTGTTTCAGGTATACCTTTAGAACTTAATTCTGCTAGTGGAACTGGGGCAGTTCATTTATTTAATTCTGGAAATAAAAAGTTTGAGACTACAAGTTCGGGTGCAACAGTAACAGGAACTTTAGTTGCAGATGGTTTCACTGGCCCATTAACAGGAAATGTTACTGGTAATACTTCTGGCTCGTCAGGGTCTTGTACTGGTAACGCTGCTACAGCTACAACAGCCACAAATGTCGTAGGAGTAGCCAATACTGGAAATTCAGAGTATAGAGTGCCATTTTTAAGTGCTGATACTGGTACTGCCGCTGTTTATACAGACACTAATAGTGGCATGACTTACAACCCATCAACTAATACATTATCTGCTGTTACTTTTAGTGGTGCTTTATCTGGTAACTCTTCTACAGCAACAAAATTAGCAAATGCTAGAACTATTGCAGGGGTTAGCTTTGATGGGTCGGCAAACATATCTCTTAATAACAATGCGATAACTAATGGTGCTGGTTACATAACTTCTG